AAAAAGAAGAGTTTCAACAGTTAGAGAAACTAATCATCCCATTACTTGTTAAACTTGCCAAATCACCTGAGGCCTATATTCATTGGCCTAATCGTGCAGAAGTAATCGAAGCACAACTGAAAAAAATAGTAGAGATAACTAGAGGATAATCCTTTCACATTATATTATGAGTGATACAATTGAATATCTTGATTTTTCTTCGACTTTAAAAGAAAGTAAACCATATCCATCTATCGTTATACTTGATGATGTAATTGAAAGTAGCGTTTGTGATAGAATAATTTCACAAGCTTCTAATTTTGAATCTGCTGGTGTTTACAGAGGTAATGATGGCCCTCAAGTTGCAAAAGAGGCAAGAAACAATCAAACATCCTGGGGTAAAGAAAATTGGGTTTATGAGATGATTGAACCACACTTGACCCATGCAATAAAATATGCAGGTTGGGATTTTGAAATATCTACAGCAGAACCCTATCAAGTAGCAAAATCTGAAGTGGGCGAATTTCACAATTGGCATCAAGACGGAGTAGGTCCAATCAAAGGTGACTCTCTAACTCGTAAACTATCTTTGAGTTTAATTTTAAATGATGACTTTGAGGGTGGTGAGTTAGAAGTTTTTCCTCATGGTCCGATGAACTTCTCAAAAGGAACTATGGTTTTCTTTCCTAGTTTTCAAACACATCAAGTACATCCAGTAACAAAGGGAACTAGATATTCTCTTGTTGTCTGGTTTGTAGGAAATTCTTGGCGATAACGCTTGACAAAACTCTCATAACCTGATATAATATATCTAATATATTAAGAAGGAGAAAGATATTGTCTAATATTGTAGTACAAGATAATTTTTTACCTTACACGGACTTTAAAGTCTTGCAAAATAAAATTATAAGTAGTCATTTTCCTTGGTATTTGACCGCGGTGATTGGTCCTGATTCTGGTCCTAATGTTATTCCTGATTTATTTTTTAAAACAGAGAATTATAACTTGGTTCATACGGTGTATGGTCAAAATCGAATCTATAGCGATTTATATCACGAGTTTACGCCTTTATTTGATGCAATGAATTTGTTTAGTATTTTTAGATTAAAAATTAATTTAAATCCAAGAAAAGACAAACAAGTCGTTCAAGGATTTCATGTTGATGTCCCAAACGCACCTAAAGATAATCTAACATCAATTTTTTACATGAATACAAATAATGGCTATACTGCGTTTGAAGATGGCACAAAAACTAAAAGTGTTGAAAACAGACTAGTTACTTTTCCAACATCTACAAGACATGCGACTGCAATCAACAATTGTGATGCCTTATATCGGTGTGTGGTAAATATCAATTGGTTTAGACATGAAAATTAAAATACAATATAATGGAGAAACAATATGAGTGAAGCTTTAAATGATTTAATGAAACTAAAATACCCTGATAAAGAGTGGAAAACATTCACTCATGCGCCTATGCCAGATAACATGATACCAGAGGTGTTCACAGAAACTATCAACAAGAAAAGATTCTATGTAACACCAGATGGCAATAAGTATCCGTCTATCACAACTGTTCTTGGTGGCAGAGCGAAAGAAGGCATTCAGAAATGGCGTGAAAGAGTTGGTGAAGAGGCTGCAAATAAAATAATGAGAGCAGCTGCCTCACGAGGAACTGCTGTGCATGAGCTTGCAGAGAACTATTTAAATAATGAAGAACTAAAAAATCAAGAGGTGTTACCACTCTTTATGTTCACTCAACTCAAGCCAGAACTCGATAATATAAATAATATTGTTATGCAAGAAGGCGGACTCTATAGTGATAAATGGGGTATTGCAGGTCGTGTTGACTGTATCGCTGAGTATGATGGCAAGATAACTGTTATCGATTTTAAAACATCTACAAAAGAAAAGAAAGAAGAATGGATTGAAAACTATTTCATTCAATGTACTGCCTATTGTGAGATGTTTGAAGAAAGATATGGTCAATCAATTGACCAGATTGCTGTACTAATTGTCTGTGAAGATGGTACTCGACAGACATTTGTGAAAGATAAGAAAGATTATTTACCACTATTGCAACCAGCGATAGATGAATTTTGGGCAGAACAAGATACTGCTCAACCCGTCTTGGGCGAAGCGTCAGAACGACTAGTGCCTAGAAGATGGTAAGAATTCTTGTTGACGGTAATGGAGTAAAGGTGATGGACTTGGGTTCGATTCCCAACATCTCCACCAAAGTATTTTGGTCATCCCTAAAATATTTTGGTGGGGATGAAATGGACTTCGACATTGCTATTGAAAGATTACAAGAGAGGATAGTCCTAAGACTTAAAACTAAAACAAAAGCAAACTCTAACCAGTACGCTTTAGCAGCTTAAGTTGCTAAGGGGGTTGCCAGTACCTTCTAACCCAAACTGGCACTAACTCAAGGCAATAATATGAAAAGATTTTTTAAAGAAGTGTACCTTACTGGCCACGGTAAAGAAGATAAGAACATGTTTGACACATTTAAAGACACAAAGTTTTATAAAGTAAACGCTGTTAAACAGAAAGAACTGAAAGATTGTAATAATGTGAAATATATAAACTTAGATGAGATTAAAATATGAAAATGATAATTACACCCAATAAGTTTGCAATATTAATAGAAGAATTAGTTAAGACAAAAAGAATGAGTTACATAGATGCTATTCTACACTATTGTGAAAAGAACGGAATCGACCCGAGTGATTCTAAGAAACTAGTCAACAAAGGTCTAAAAGAAAAATTGACTTACGAGGCACAAAATCTTAATCTACTAAATGTGGACAAAGTGCCACAACTGCCTATATGAAAACTCCCGAAATACAATTCATAAGTCTAATGCCAGGCATTGAAGAAACTATGCCTGTAATACCTGTTGGCGAACACAAGTATAATTGGATAAAGAAAGCAGCTCAACATGCAAAACAACACAATTCGTTACATGAAACTAGTGTGTTGAAATGTCCTGCTATATTTCAATTCAAGAACAAAGGCTTCATTCTGAGAGCACCCTATGATATTTTATTAACGATAGAGTCTGACCTTGACTATAGCTGGACTACTTCTTATGATACAACGATATTTCTTCAAGGAACTCAACCCGAGGTTAATCAAATTGCTCAAACGCAAGGCACAATAACCCATCACGATACAAATGCATTGTATGATTTTATGAGCAGTTGGCCAAAAGACACAATGAAAAGAATTTTAAAATTAAATCTACCATGGACATTAAGAATACCAAAAGGATATGATGTGTTGATGACCGACCCCTTTTATAAAGATGATGATAGATTTACTGTTTGTACTGGAATGTTTGAGAGCGACATGGGTATTGGATTACTAACTGTTCCTGTAAAATGGCACGCAACACAGGGCGAGTATTTAATCAAGGCAGGTACCGCTATTGCACAATTGATTCCAATTAAACAAGAAAAAATATCACATCAAAATTTAAATTTAGATACCGATAAAAACTTTAGAAGGGATGCTAATATAACTTTTTTAAAAAAGAACGAGAGTTTTATTGGCGATAGAAGTTTTGGAAAATTTAGAAAATGGATAAAAAATAAACTGTGAATACAAGAGTTGCAATATTATCTGCTATACCAGCAGAACTGAATGGGTTCCCAGAAGAAGATTGGGAAAGTCAGATATTGTATACTGGTGTTGGTAAAGTAAACGCCACAAAGGCAATTATGGAACATGCATATCATTTAAGAAACTGGAAATATACAGTAGTCAATTATGGTACAGCGGCCAAGGTAAGTGATAAAGTTGAAGTTGGTAAACTATATGAGGTTACTAATTTTATACAGAGAGATATGGATGTAACACCACTAGGGTTTCAAAACTATGAAACACCATGGGGAAATAGAAACATATCATTTCTTACAACAACACTAGATGGCATCACATGTGGCACAGGCGATAGTTTTTATCTGCACGGCGAATCAAAACAAGATGACTATGATATAGTTGACATGGAATCATATGCACTGGCTTCTGTATGTAAAGACTACGACTTGTCTTTTCGTTGTTTTAAATACATATCAGATGCAGGTGACCCACAAGAGTGGACTGCAAATGCAACAAAAGGTGTAGATTTATTTGTAGAAAAATTAAAAGAGATACTATAGGAGAATGAATGGTTTTGAAGTATATAAAGTCTATTTGGCAATCAAATTACATTTCACAAGCAAGAACAGAAGTTACGACTTTCATAGACACGGCGGACGAACAACTGCAAAGCTTGAAACCTTCACTAAAAGAAGGGACAGATATTTTTTTCACAAACTTAGTCGCACTTATAACAGCACTACTGTGGTCGATTACTTTGTTAGTAACTTTGTCAATAATACTAATCTATGGGTTGGCGATATTATTGGCTCAACTGGTGACGAAAGTTATAAAGAGTGGTCTAAGAGAATAGAATCATTACATTATTATTATGAACAAGATATAGACTACATCTTAGAAAGAATGACTGCAAACGAAATAGAGTTTGACGATATATTCACATCACATGACGGGCAACATCCGCCTATATTGAAGATGGTTCTCTCTAAGAAGATATGTGTT